GCTAAATTATATATCACATTCTGAGGAGCCCCCCACGTTTCCATCCGTGGGTCTCAAAAGTTTTAATTACACATTCCTACATGTCTTCCGCCTATCCAACTATATAGCAATCCAGTTTGTGGAGGCAAACCGGCTAACGATGCCATAGGGCGCTCTTGCAGGAGCATTGGACCAATCCCGTTGCGTTAAGGGGGTAGTGTAAAGTGTCAGACCGTTTAAAAGAGTGATTAGCTCAAATTCCGGCTTGTGCGTTGTTCTGGAGACCATATCCAGTGACCGAGTACGTCATTGAGACGTGCCCGCAAGCGAGAGCAGCAGTGGTGCCTTCGACGGCAACGATGAATACACCGTGTACCTGAAGGTCCGCCTCTGTGATGCTTGTGGGAGTTTGGGAGTTGACCGAGTAGCGCTTGCGCCGGGTGGTCATGGGAGCACTCAGTGTCATCGTGTCCCAGATGGGACAGCTTGAGCTGAGTCTCGCCTGTTGGGCGAGTGCCAACAGAGCTGCGTCACTATATGACGCGGCCTGCATGTTATAGATGATTTCCGGGTTGTCATAGTAACCTATCCAGACAGTGCCGGGGGTGGTTGTACCCACTGCCGCTGTCCAAGTAAGTGCTGCCTTGTTCATGCTATACTCTTGGTAGTTCCTTAACACAGTGCCGCCAGCGTCAGCTCCACCTGTGACTGAGGCTGGAGACACGGGAAATTGATCCCGCTTCCGCCCTGATCCGTCTACCGTAGTGATAGCCCAGGTGTATCTGCTGTCTAGCTTTGCTGCGTCCCTGTCCATCCGCGCAATACGTGTGCGCGGCAATGGTGCTCGTACCTGCCCCTGGAGGGCCTTTGTAACGTTTCTCATTCTGTTATTCTGTTTTGCCATTGTAATGGGTTGTAACTTATTATTTTTGAATCTGCAAAATTCATTGGCGGCAAGCCGTTGTAGTAGATCTCGGGCCATTCTGCCTCCATGGCAAGCTGCAGACCGGGCGTGATGCCGAAGGCTCTGTAAAAAGAAACCCTGCTTGCATCATTCACCTCAGCTGAAACCACCCCACGGGACATACGTCCGAAGCCACTATCATACACCGCACCGCCTTTGAGTTCTTGACCGGTCCCGTTGTTTATCGCTCTGTAAAACGACTCCCAAACGGGAACACCACGGGTCAGATTAGCTCCACAAGTGCCAATGGCATCTCTCCAAATATTAAATTGTTTGAGGTCATCCCACGGTAGCAGGGATACGCAATCCTTCGACATTGCTGTCCATGGATCGCGGACCATGCGGTACGCGGACCCAACCCACACGGGTTGGGCCTGGCAAAACGAGACAAGCTCAAAAACGTCGACGACCGGTTCCCGCACGAGTTTAAAACCCATGTCAGTGAAGTACTCTTCGATACCATCCAACTTATGTAAGTCGGAGCGTTCGCAGAACACCTGACAATCGTCGCCATTATTGGCGAGTCTGGCGTGTATGCCAGCTTCCTCAAAATAATTCAACACAAGCAGCGACATGAGGAGGCAGTTGCCCATTCCGGTGTTGATATCACCGGACATTCTGCAGCCTTCAACCTCATACTTAACTAATGTTTCCCCTACCCGGCCAAAGCCTTTGTTACGCAGCTGCCACCCCAGAAGTCGGGCGAGTTCCTTGCTCCTGAACACTAGGTTATACACACTATGCTCGAGCTCCAGCGCCTCTTTCGAGACGTGTTGATCGAACCTAGATGCGTCTAAGCCTACTGCCACAGGGTCATTGAATTCTTCCCAATTCTTCCGGAGCGCAGCCGCAGTGCCATCAGCATTGCGACCCTTCAAAACCACTTCATAACCAAACAGTCGTCTGAAACCGTTACAAATCTCCTTCTCAAAACACTTAAGATAGCGCCCTACCTCAAGATTGTACCTCGGAGATCTTGGTTGGATCACCCGTGGGGCGGGGTCCCCCTTGGCTGAGAAATTAACTTTCTCAGCCTTAACAAAAGTGCTCACATATGCATCACTTGGCCGAATCCCCCTGACTAATAGGGATTCATAGGCTCGTTGATAAACTCCTCGTTTGCGACCGTGGTACAGGTCAGGGTAATCCTGACGTTTGACCACGGCGGTCGGCACGAGACAAGCAACGAGGCGGTCACGAAGACCGCTCATGCGAGCGAACATTTTTGGTTTGGGTTTCCTGCATGGCTTCAGACAGCCATCTTCCGAGAGGTATAAGACCCTCTCGGCCACTCCACGAATTAAATTATTTACAGAAGAATTGTGCACTCCATAATGGACTCCAGAACCATATCCATCAAGGATGCGCACACTTCTTAGCTTACCCTCTCTGTCATCCCCCGAGACGGTGATACCTGGGACGCCGGTGGGGTAATTCACCTTCGTCTCCACGCCCGGGCGGACAGCAGGGCCCCCTCAGCCCCTCCGCGGACCGCGCAACCGTTCCCGGTAAGCGTCGGTCTGCATGACGTCTTTCACTAGGAGATCGACGTCGGAGTGGGTGAAATACATTGCTGTGATGATAGGAGTTTGCAAGTTACGATCAGACAGCCTTGTGAGGCGAGTCTTCAGGTATTTGCCTGTCTCCAGTTGGATAACTGTCCAGTTCGCGCTCGACATCGGTAGTGTCCCGAATTTATCGCGAAGGTAGCTTATCACATGTGCTCGTAGTTTGGTTCTCTTGACGGTTTTGTTGAGTTCTCCCTCTTCACAGGAGCCATCGTCGTCATGGGATGAAACGAGCCATTTCACAGCAAGCTCCTCATGTCCTTTGTTACCGAACAGGAGGCGCCACAGCCATTTAGCAAAGGTGGCTGCGTGGTGTACAATTATTAGGCATAGTACGGATGCGAGGACCAATGCTGCAATCATCGGTCCAGGTGCAATCTCGATAGTGGTTTTGGTGTCAAACATCAGATTGCGATATAAT